TCAACTCGAGAGACATTTGGTCTAATAAAGGGTGTATTAGTTTTTCGACTATATACGACCATCCCGTATGAGGGTACGAATCAATAGTACTATTACCAGCAGAGATATGCCTCTTACTGCGGACAGATACCTCCCAAAGGGCTTCTCGATAACAATCGAGAAGAGGGAGCCTTTTGTCCACAAGAGAGTATATTTCTCTAGCAAAGACTAGAGTTAGATCCTCAATGAAGGATGCTCGTGCTAACGCCGAAGAATCTATTGGATTTAGATAATTCTCTATCCAAGATAAGATTTCTTCCGCTCCAACCGGTTTGTCCGAGCTTGCTCCAACAAACGGGTTCTGAGCGATGAGTGTTAGTACGACACCTAACCCTAGATAGTCTTTACCTCTCAAGGTTAACCCTTGAAAGTTATTCCACATAGGTACGGTAAGAATTCGTTTTAGCAAACTCATCACCGATTTATCCTCGGGAAACCATCTGGATAGGGCGCGCTTGGCTAACGCTAGGCGGGCACTCCACGAGCGCGCTTTGAGTTCCTCCTTTAGAGATAAAGGAGAAATGTTTTCGACAGAAATGAAGGTCTGATTGGCGAAATTTATTAAGCCTATTTCGGAAACAAGGCTTTTCGCCAGACCAACAATAATGCCGAACTCATCACACACTCGCAAGTACTCGTCGGCCACGACCTTGCTAGCAATAGCAATGTCGTCGCCTAGCACTAGGTAATCACGGAACCACCCCTCGCCCCCAGTCCTAATCCAGCTAAACTGAACCAGGAAATGGTGAACAAGAGCTAATCCCGCCCAAGACGAAAGAGCACCCATTGGCTGACCTCTCGTATACCTGACAGTTGATACCCCTCCTTTAAATTCTGCCGGTAACGATCCGCCACCTTTAGGTGGTTTCGATACTAAGAAGTCTCGATCAACAAGTAATCGAGACCATAATTCAGCGAGTTTGCGACCGATCAAAGGAATGAATAATTCCACGTAAAGAGGTAACGGAATAATATCCGTGGCCGATTTAAGATCATAGCAGTAAAAGGATTTAATTCCTTTCTCATTACACTCTCGCACAAAACTAGTTAACCGTCCTGTCTGATCAAAAGTAGCATCAGAAGGTATCAGCTTAAGAATCCTAAATATATAGCTGTGTAATGGTTCTAGGACTGCTTGAGTCCAGTAATCAACCAGAGCGAAGACACGTATCTTTCCAGCCGCCTCTAACCTGTAAGCTAGTTTACCAAGCGGAGAAAGGGTTCTCTGCGCAGTATTCGAGCCGTAGGGTGAGATGCGGTGGTTTCCCATCCAGATATCCATATCTGCGATCTGAGCCGCCATCGTCATATCCATCAGAGCTTGCCTCTGACCCGTTGCCTCAAGCCACTCAGCAATGTAGTTCCGAGAGTTTCGGAACCACCGCCAAGCGTCAAGCGGCGCGGTTTCAAGATTAGAGCCCTGTGGGCCGGCTTTTAAGGTAAACCGGGAGGTATCCACCTGATATGAGATGCGGGGGAAAGAGGGGACCAGCCCCCAAAGACGACTCCAAATCTCTAGACAAGCCTCGGACCAGTGAATTAAATCACCGGTATAAGGTTGAGCTTGGATCCCGCTGAGGGATATCTCTCCGTACTTGGCTCCGAGAGCCTTGTACATGTTAAGGAAAGATGCCCACCAGCGAATCGCAGGAAGAGAGCCGCTCCTTATTGCGTCTCTAATCCTACGAGGGAAACAAGCGGGAAGGCCGTTACGTAAAGTAACGCCGCACCCTAGAGCATGAGTCGATTTCATTCGCTCTCCTCCAATGTAGTTATTCATAACGAATAAATATATTTTGAGGCGCTGAATTAATCGGATGGGACCTTGGTGTTCCAGGATCGAGACCATATGTCTGCCCATGATTTCAATCGAATCAAAACAAAGACTCTGTCTTGTTAGTCCGCTATAGTGAAAGGCCTGACGGCCCCACAGCATAGCGGTTTTCCACACCACTGCACCAGATTGATGTGTAAGACCAACAGCTCCTGTTTCGTTGTCAACTTCTAGCTGGGCTGGAATCCAATTTCTGGCTCGGATAAAGATAGACCATAATCCATTACGGAACATGGTTGGACGACGGATCGAGGGACCGCTGCTTACACGGGCTTTCTGAAAGAGTGGGGGGGATTTTTTGAAAGAAGCATGAGCAGATGTAAATAAGGCAGGAGGTTGTGAACCACGACGAGCGATTACGGTTAGAGGTAGTTTCATTGAGAAACATACCTTCTGTAATTCCCGGTATTCCGGGTCTGTAAGGTACATTAAGCCCTCTGGATCGTTCGGATCGATCACAACCATACTCCGTTGGCGCTGTAGATTCCAATCTACTAGCATTTGCCAATCGGCAACTGTACGGTTCAGTGGATCGGTTGCCCGGATCGCCCTTTGGGTCCGGACCAGCCGAGCCAGCTCCGGTGTGAGGTCATCGTCAGTGTGCTCTGCCCCGCTTTGCCATGCGGTTGCTGAGGTACTTAGCCGGCGAGAGCTTGCTAGGAAGTCACTTTTAACACAGACTGGCAATGTGTATAGGAAATTAAGTACTATCATATTGTTAGTTTAAAGTTGAGCGACGATTCAGTTTACCTTGTCCCCTTTCGGGGGGATAGCTGGTGGAGTCGAGGGTCACTCGTCTTGACCGTTTCAATCACTTACCCTTTCTCAAGGGTAAGGGGATATCCTCGGAACAAGAACAGTCCACCACTTCCTGGTCCGATACCGTTAATCTCTTTTTAAAGCATGTCTTAGGCCTGATGGTCTAGGAATGCTTAGTTATCATGATAGGAGGGTCGAGGCGTTAATTCGCCCTGGTGGGGTTCACACCTTGCCACCCGCCTAGCCAAATACCATAAGGGGATAGCCTTGTTCGTAAGAACAGGTAAGTGACTAGCGATAATTAAATCGCAGTGATTACTTTCACTGGGCTCTATCATGATCCGACCTCTGGGGCCTTCGGGTCTTCAAAGGAGAGATTAGGGTAGGGATTTCAGAAGCAGTGCTGCTCCTCCCATATAACGGATGGGCAAACGCGAGCTGTGTGAAGGCTCTTATAGTGGCTCGAGGAGTCTTTATCGTCCCTCCAGCTGGAGACGAGGCTGACATTCGATTGATGAGCTAAGAAACGATATTACTACCGTCCCTGGACCATTGTCCCACATTTTATCCAGCCCGCCACTGGGTTACCAAATGGCGAAACGGGATTACGTGTGTAGTTCAGTCAGAGATGTCTGAATCCCGGGTTCACAACCCG